CGCTCGCCGACGTTTCTTTTGTGCCTCAAGTTTCCGCCACAGTGGCTGCCAATATGACAGCTGTTGCAGCAACTATGATTCCAAGAATGCTAGAAAATGGTATGTTGAATCAAAAGTTTTGCTTTCAGGAAATGGCCGTTACAGGCAGCACTAAATTTCACTCTAAACAGAGTAAAACTTGTGCGCCTGGAGTAATTGCTATTCGTGCATTGGATGGAGAAACAGTCATTGGTATGTCAGCTTATACTTCTCTAAAAGGAGCCCCTGTTTTAGTTACAGCAGCCCATGTTTGGGAAAAGGTTCGTGAAGTGGGGGGTATATTAGAACATAAAGGTAACACAGTAAGAATAGACGTTAATTGGAAAATTGCTATTGTATCCTCATCAAAGTATCTAGATGTAGTGATACTAATGCCAGGACCAAACGTCTTTTCTGTTTTGGAAGTTAAGTGTCTGAAAAGTGCTACAGTGAAAGATAATTCTTTTGCTTTTACGTTTGGTTATCAGAACGGTGAGTTCATTTCCACTACTGGTACTCTCCGCGAGGATCGAGTTACAGTTTTTAGGTTGGCTCATTACATGGATACGACTTATGGTTGGAGCGGAGCTCCCATTGTCGTCAACGAGAAACTCGTTGGTATACATACAGGTATACATCCAGACGTTCCTGGTGCAAACCATGCGACAGCATGTTTTTGGTTGGTTGATTGGAAGCTTGAAACTCCTTGGATGGACCATAAATATTGGGTCAAACAAGGAAGTGAAGAGCACTTCTCAGGTGGGGGTCAAAATAAAGTAGTTTATATTGACACTCTTCATTTTAGACATACCATTGAACAAAATGGTAAGTATTGGAGAGTAACTCATCAAGAGCAAAAAACCAACGATCCGAACTGGACTGGTGAAGATGATTTGTATGAAATCATTGATTCTCATGGATTTGAGTCTCAAGAGGTTTTTCAAATAAGCTCACCAGGCATGAGCGGAAAACAGATGCCAGTAGTTGTAGAGGAACAGATGCAAAATCTCAGTACTCCCGAGGAGATCCCTGTTTCAGTGGTCAAAATGGAAAAGAAGCAATCGTCGAAAGTCGAGACACTAGGACAAGTACCTATGAAAGGGAAAGTTTTAGTGAATCCATCGATGGTGAAGGGAACCTCGCCAATTCTAATAAAGAAGAAAGCGCCAGTACCTCCCACACCGCAGAAGCGAGTGGATGCTTTGAGTACAACCCCGGTAACTCAGACCACTTGTACGCAGTCCTTGCGGGACCCGACGCCTTCGCCTACTCTGTTGAAGAGGAGATCAAGGAACAAGAAGAAGACTCAAGTCCTCTCTTCTGTCGAGACTCCAATCCAGGACTCACCTGGCTCTACGGAATCGGTGAGTACAAGTGGACTAACCTCCAAACTCGTGGTTGTCAATCCGAACTTGAATTCGTTCCATCTGGAAAGTGCGCTAGAATGCATGCCCCAGGTGGAGCGAGAAAAGTTTCTGAGGCGTGTCGTAAAGCGATTCAACTCAGGGGCTCTATTGCAGAGTGGGGATATCCCGAAAGGGGGGGAGACGCAGAGCGTCGTTCCCTTAATCTCCAGGCCTCAAGATACCGTCGTTCAGATAGTAATCTTCACCCGAAAGCAAGAGAAGCTCTACAATCGGATCTGCCAAACACGAACATTCCACCAGGTTTTGAAGAAGTGTTCAGAGCTGGAGAGAGTAGAATTGATGAGGAAGTTACGTTACTTCGTCATGTGCTCTGTTACGGCGTTGAGAGAAAATCCAGTCCAGGATTTCCTCTTAACACTCTAAGTAATGAAAACAACCGTCTCCTTGAGCACTACTACTTCGTAATAAAAGAAGCAGTAGTGGAGCGGTTGAATTTGTTGCTCAATTTCAACTGTGATGTAACGAATCCAGTTGAACTGGTGAGAATGGGTCTGTGTGATCCTATCAAGCTATTTGGTAAAGATGAACCTCATAAACAAGCAAAAATTGTGGAAGGTCGTCTTCGATTAATTTTCAGTGTTGGTTTAGTTGATAATATCATTGCTAGGTTGCTGTTTACAGCACAAAATAAAGCAGAGATTGAATCCTACCAACATATCCCAGTCAAGCCTGGCATGGGTGGTTCAGATGAACAGTTGTTTCAGATGTACCAGACCGTATGTCAAAATGCTGACATTGATGGTAGATTAAATGAAATAATGGAGGTCGATGTTAAAGGTTGGGACTTTTCCGTTCAAGAATTTGATTTTAATGCAGATTTGGAACGTAGAATTAATCTCAACAATTCACGTGGAACGTGTTGGGAAAGGATAGCCAGAGCTCACTATCATTGTATGACTCGCAAAGTCGTGGTCTGCTCAGATAGTTTGATGTTTAAGCAATCAATTCCCGGTGTTATGCCGTCAGGGTGGTACAACACTTCTAGTTCAAATTCCAGCATACGAGTTATGAATGCTTATCACATTCAACTTGAGCAAGCTCCCAGCAGAAAATGCTGGTGTATCGCTATGGGAGATGACACTGTTGAAAGACACGTGCCTGATGCAGAGTTTATGTATGAGAGATTGGGTAAGACCTGCGGCCTTCTTAATAAGGTCACTGTGGGAAAGTTTGAGTTCTGTTCAACAGAATTCACGGACACACAGTTAGGTTATCCAGTTAACGTTGATAAGCAATTATTTAATTTGCTTAATTACGTTGCTCCGTCACATAGTGATGGACTATCTCGATGGGAACAATTCAAATATGAGATTAGACATCATCCAAAATATGATGATCTTGTCGAAGTTGTGCTGTTGAGCGGTTGGTTAGATACCATTCCAGCTCCGGCACTCTTTACCTTGTAGAACGGTGGCGACATGCCCGTCGGAGGACGTTAACCTTATTGGGTCGCTTATGTAATTTCCAAATCTTTTAGAGCTAAACAAAACGCCTAGAGACTGCACGGAAACCCTCTTTTCAGGTTTTAGAGCGATGGACAGTCCCGTTTCTCATTGCGGCATCCAATACAAATGAGAAAAAGAAATAATAACAACAACAAGAAAGCAGTAAAGCAACTTGTAAAGAAAATGAAAGCAGTCAAAATCGCTGAGAAGCCTAAACCCTTTTCTAGAGCCGGGTCTATTGCTGGTAAAGCAGTAGGTCAAATGTTTGGTCATCCCAAATTAGGGCAAGGAATCGGTAAGTGGCTTGGATCTGGAATAGGTCAAATATTTGGCTCGGGTGATTATACTATGTCTGGTCCCACTCCTTCATACAATGTTATGGTGAACTCTAATCAGGTTCCCAAGTTTAGTACCAATGGTCAAACTAACATTGTGTGTCATAGAGAGTATTTAGGTGACCTTAATGGTACATCTAGTTTTAATCTAGCCTCGTACCCATTGAATCCTGGAATTGATAACACTTTTCCGTGGTTGAGCACTATTGCTCAAAATTATCAAGAGTACAGGATCCATGGATTAATATTTGAATTCCGTCCTTTAATCACCGACTTTGTCACAGGCGGTCAGCCTGGTGTCGTCATTATGGCGACCAATTATAATGCTGATGCAGCTTTGTATACATCGAAACAACAAATGGAAAACTCCGAATATGCAGTATCTGTTAAACCTACATTAGGCTTAGTTCATGGCGTTGAGTGTGCCACTCCGCTAACTATATTGCCTCAAAGATTTGTTAGAACTGGTTCTGTTCCTACTGGACAGGACTTACGTTTATATGATCATGGTAATTTTCAGATTGCTACTCAAAATAATGCTATTACAAGCGCTATTGGTGAGCTTTGGGTATCCTATTGTGTCGAATTCTTTAAACCAATCCTTCCAACTACTCCTGGAGGGGATGTGCAATCAGGTCATACTGGTAGAGCAGTAGCAGCATCAGCCAACCCACTTGGAACACTTAGCTTGTTCAATGTGGGATCTTTAACGCTGAATGTTACAGCCACTAGCATTTCTTGGAATGCTAATCCTGGTAACCTTTACTTGGTAACCGTGTTTTGGATTGGTAGTACCGCAGCAGCTGTAAATGCTCCTGCACTCGTAGCTTCTGGAGGCTCTTTGCAATCATTCTTTGCAAATGATTCACTTTCTAACGCTTTTGCACCTGCAACAGTCGTTTCAACGACTTCATGTCAGAGCACTGTGTTAGTTAAGTGTACTCTCACCAACCCTGGGTTGATGAGCATTACTCCAACTCTTTCAGGTGTCTTCCCAGGCACCAATACGGTTGATATTTATGTAACCACAGTTGATAATTCTATTACCAACTAAAAATTTTAGATAGTGAACCCTCCTAATTAGGGGGGTTCCTCCGCAAGGACTAAGGTGTGTCAGAAACACCCGG